ACACCTGCGCTGTCCTTGAGGCGAAAGGCCCCCGAGACGTAGCCTATCTGACCGAGCTGAGGCGGGTCCCCGGTCTGCTCGATGAAGTCGAGGAATTGCTCGACGCGATCAGGAGTCTTTGCCACGACGCGGCGGCCTCCCTCGGCGCTTGGGCGCAGTTCCGCGCAACACAGCCGCGCTGCGCCCATTCGGCGGCGACGGCCCTTCTACCGCAGCCTGGATCGTGTCCGCGACCCGATCGTTGTGTTGAAGGGCTTCTTGCGCGAGTCGTTGCGCCTTCAGCCCGGTGGGCGGACGCAGCCCCACAGGTCTAGGTCCCGGAGACGCGCTATCACCAACGCCGTTCGCTGGCCCGTCTTCGACGACGACGGCGCCTGTCTCAAACGCCTTCGAGAGCGCGCTCTTCTTGGCGGATTCGTTGTCGCAGTCTTTCTTGAGGAGCTTCACGACCTCTTCGAGCTGGATGACCCGGCCCCTAGCCTGCGCGAGATCAGTGTCGAGGTTCTGCATCGTGTGCGTGAGCAGGTTGATGCAGGTCTGGTAGTTCTTGTTGATCCTGTCGGCTTCTTCAAGCGAGCAGTCTCCCGTCTCGGTCATCTTCTGCTGACGCGTCTGAAGCGCCGCAAACCTCTCTTGAACGAGCTTTCCGAAGACCTTGCTGCCTTCGACACGGTAAAGGTTGGCACGAGCACCTTCGAGCAGGTCGTCGAACTTGTTCCCGTAGTCCTCCAGGAACGCGATCTTCAACACACTCTTGTCGATGCTCATGCCGTCCTCCACCACTTCGATGCCGCGCGAACTAGTTCACGAACATCGTAATCTGATCCGGGTTGCCTGGTGCCGCCACGAGAGCGAACTCGCAATAGAAGCACCCGTACTGCTGCTCCGCGCTGACCGCCGACGGGTAGACGTCGTTGTTCGCCGCAGCGTTTGCGCCGTTTCGCATGAGCTGCCCGTTGATGAAGACCTCGACATCGGACACGAACGTCTTCGTCCGGTAGTCCACGAGATCCACATCAAGGTTCGCCGAGCCTGGGCCGTTAGGACCTTCGATGAGCGTGTTCGCCGTGATCGCCGATGACACCGCTGCGTCCGCTCGCGTGCGGCTGCTCGCGTTGTAAGACGCCACGATCGCATTCAGCAGTGACACTTCACCGAACGCGGTCTCAAACGCATCCCATTCTGCCGTCGTGTCCGACAGCTTGATGCCCGCTGTCTGCGCCCACGTCGAGCCGGTCTGGTTCGCGTCGTCGAGGTACAGCTCGGCACCCGCACGAACACCGAGGTCCGCCGCCGCCGTGCTGATGTAGCCCGCCGTGACGCCGACGCTGATCCCCGTGCCGCCCGAGTCGAACGTCGCGCCCTGACTGAAGTCCGAGTCGTTCACCGTGTTCACGTCGAGCGTGTCCACGTTGACTTCGATCTCGTCGCCCGCCGCGTTCGGCATGATGCGCAAGAGGTTCACGCCGCCATCGCTGGTCTGGAAGTCGAGCGTGAACGTATCCGTGATGCGCCAGTCGATGTCCTGCGCCTGCGAAGCCGCGCCCGACTGGTTGTCGATCGCGTTGTCGAGGGTCACGTCCACAGACGCCGACTGATCGATGAACGCCGAGTCACCGAGAAACGCCTGCTCCGGGATCGCGTCGAAGTTGATGCGCCGGACGTAGACGTAGTTGATCGTCAAGCCCGCAATGTCGGCCACCGGGCAGGCTTCGAGGTCGTCGAGGCCCACCGTGAGTCGCACGAAGCTGAGCTTCACGCGATTTCCGGCCGACGTGTCGTCGAAGGCCGCGCCGTCCGAGCCCGTGCTCTCGGCCTGGAGGAGCGCGTAGACGTCGCGCCCCGAAGACTGGATGACTTGCCCCGTCGTAGAGTCTCGCACGACGCACAAGTTCTTCGGCGCGATGGCGTTGACGCCCGCCGTCTCGACCAGCTCGTGCGCCGCGAAGCCCGCTCCTGAAAAGGCCGAAGTGGCGCAGATGGCGCCGTTCGTCGTGGCGCCCGAAGCGCGCACTTGGCTAGGAGCCTCGGAACCCGCGACGCTGAGGATCTCCCAGTTCTGCGCCGCTGTGACCGAGATGTCCGTGAGGACCTGCGCGCGGAAGAGGAGCCGCTTCTCCTCGATGTCGTCGAGGTCCGTGTTGAGCGAGCTGATGGCGCGCTTCTTCGAGTTGACCGTTGGGATGTCGGCGAACCAGTCACCCGCCGAGTCTGCATAGATCGCCCGCTTCATCTGCGAGCGAAGACCGTTCAGGTCACCTTCGATGCTGGTCGGCGCGGATTCGAGCGTCGAACCCGCGGCGACCGTATCGTCGTAGGTGACAGAGTTTCGGACTTGAGCATCCTGTCGAATGAAAGTGCGTCCCATGACTAAAATCGCCTCCTATGATGCAGCGACGTAATCCGCTGCGAGAAAGTCAGTTACGACTGGCATCTTACCGGCAGTAAAGGTGACGGTGTCAAATCCAGTCCCCACGCCGCCGCTCTCACTTGTCGTGTAGTCGAGAGCTACACCCTCGAAGAGTCGAACTCCGTTCCAGTAGATCTGAATTGTCCCCTGAACGAAGTCTTCAGCGGTCGTGAAGATGGCGTTGACGCCGTTCTTAGTTCCCGTCAGCTCGTCTTGATAACGGAACCGATCGAGAACACTCGCCGGGTGTAGAGATGACCGCGCCACACATTGCTACCCGCGTCGATGCAGTACCGTAATCTCGACCGTTGGTGTACCCGACTCGGACTTCATCCAAATTCTGTCGGCCTCGATAGGCTCACGCAGAATGTCATTAGCCCTAAGCTCCAGGTAGTTCACGGTCGATCCAGCCGTGAAGTCCTCGGCCGTGAAATAGACACGCACGACCTCGGCACCCGTAGATGACAGATTTCGCAGCCTGAGCCACTTCGAGGCGCCGGCAGGCGCAAATGGAAACTCTCGCCCTGTCGTATCGACAGAGCGTCGACGGACACGCGCTTGTCCGCCGCGCCACTCGAACGACATGGCGACCTCCTAGTATCCTTGGCCCTTGAGACGGCCAACGACGAGAACGTGAGCGACCTCGGTAGCACCACCACCGAGGATGTCGAATCCAGCAGTCGTGATCGTGCTCTCGTCGACCTTCGTCAGTGCGACTGTCTCGCCGCCGACGAGTACCAGGTACGACGAATCCTCCATGTCCTTCATCCCGAGGCTCGCGAAGGTCACGGTATGCGGCGAGCCGCCCAACGTGATCTTCTTCGTCTGAAACGAGATTCCGCCTGAAGCTGCGCCAGCGACGAACGGGACGCCCTCAGTCTTCAGCGGCGGAATGTAGTCTGAGATTTTCTTTTGTGCGACGCCTGCCATTGCTTATCCCTTTCGCCGTCGGGTTAGAGGCGCAGCGGGTGTCGATACGGAAGACTCAGGTTCGCGAACTTCGTTTTGAAAGTTCAATGGGGGGATGATACCCGAATCTACCGTGCCGACACTCGCTGACACGAGCACAGCCCAGCCGGTCTTGTCCTGAAGCAGAGTTGCGGCGGCCGTCGGGTCAACACCGCGCACGATTCCATCCGTGGGGACAGCGACCACGACACCGTCGACGTCCACCGACCGCCCCCACAGATGTTGAACCTTGCACATGAGATCCATTGGCCGCCCCCAACAATGAGAGCTCTGTGGACGAGAGACGTCTTTCGATCGTCTCTCGTCCTTTCAGGGCTCTCTACACAAGGCTACCTACTACGGAGCGCCGACGTAGTCAGTCGCCCGGCCAATGTTCTTGAAGATGACATTGTGCCGCGGCGTGTAGACCACCGGAGTCCCGTAGAGAAGCTGCATCCAACGGACCGATGAATCGATCGTCGCGAGCGGGATCTTCATCATCGGAGCCAACTGAAGGAACGCCAGGTTGTCCATGTTCATCTGCATCATGAACGCCCGGTAGGTTCCTGGCAACTCGTCGTTGTAGTCGTTGACCGTCTGCTCGCCAGCACCCGCGCCGTTCGCGACGCGGAGGATGACTCGCTCGGTGCCTGCCGCGCCGTTCTTCGCGGAGCGGTAGACAACGTAGTACGACACGGCCGGGCCTGCGCCCGGCGTAACGCCGAACGTCGCACGATCACCAGCCGCGACAGCGGCTCCCGCTGTGACCACGACGGGCGCGCTTCGTCCGTACTGATTCACCGCGACGACCTTGTAGGCGTACGTACCCGCATCGTCTGTCGCGAACTTCGACAGCGCGTCGACCGGAGACGTAATCGCAGTCGTGATCGTCGGAGAAGCCGGACGCTTCGTCACGTCGCCAACGGCCGTGAGTCCTGCCGCTGCAGCAGGCTCGCCCTGCCCGTCGTCGAGGAACACGCTTGGAACGATCTGGATGTCGCCCGCAGGAGTCGTGATGCCGCGAATGTCAGCGCCAACCAGACCTTCGTCGGTCTTTTGGAACTGATCGAAGCGCGCTCTCGGGAAGAACGTCTTCACGAGGTCGGCCTTGTTCTTCGGATTCACGAAGATGTGCGTCGGGATGCCGTAGCTCGGCGCGTCCATGATCGTGAGCGAGGCATCCGTGAGCGCGTCCTCTGTGAGAGGACGACCACGCATGTCGATGATGTGGTACGCCGTAGCGCCGTCTTCGATCCACTTCTCGATGCCGTCCCACTGGACGGAATCGAGCGTCGACCGACCAAACCACGAAGAGCGCTCGACGTTTTCGAGCAGCTTCATGGTCCCGGCGACCGTCTCCTGCGTCAGCACGTTGCCGTGGGCCGGACGAACCATGCTCATGACGTGGGACACGATACGAGTCGTGCCCAAGAACTTCACGTAGGCGAACTTGCGCTCGTACTGCGCGTCGCTCACCTCGGGAAGACCGCCCTCGGCGATGAACCCGCCTAGCGACGACTGCCCGAAGCTCTGAACCTGGTTGAACTCCTCGACCGTGTTGTAGGCCGGGCGCTTCGGAAGAAGCCGCCAAAAGCGGAAGTGCTCCGCACGGAACGTCACGCTCTTCAGCGTGCTATCGAGAGACTCCGGGCGCAGCGGAAAGCCCACGCCAGGCGCCGCCGCGACAGGATCGCGATCGGAACCAGCAACGAGAGCCTTACGAAGAGCCTGGAGCTCATCCATGGATGCCTGACCCGCAAAGCCGTCGAGGCCCGCGTAGTCGCGCCAGCTTACAAGCTGCCCTGACATATCAACTACCTCCCTGACCAGCGGCTACCGAGCCTGGCCGTTTTGACGACGGAACGCGGCCACTTCGGCCTTCATGGCGTCCGACAAAGAATTGAACTGTTCCCAGTTCGAGATCGCGTAGGTCAGGTCTTCGCCACACTTGGCGATCCCGTCCTTCGACTTTGTCTGCATGTCGAAGAGGATGTCCGAAACGTCGGACTTCGACAGCGTATTGCCGAGACTCGCGGCTGGCGCCGCGCCTGCTGGGGCCGCCGTGACTGCTCGACGAGTCTGCGCAGGCTGCTGCAACGCGACACCGAGACGCTCGCCGAAGCTCTTCACGAGCACTGCGTTCTCGGCGACGACGCGGCCGATGTCGAGAAGACCCTTCGCGAGAACAACGATCTGCTCCTGCCGAAGGCGGTCGCTCTTATCGAGCTGCTCGCCCACGGTCACGAGAGACTTGGTCATCGTCGCGTGGAACTCGTCGAGGTACGGAGTGATGTCGACGCTCTTCTTGAGCGTATCCGCGCCCATCGAATCAGCGAGGCTCTTGGACACGCCAGCCTCGTTCGCGCCCGCCATGAGACGCATGAGCTCGGCCTGCTCATCCGGCGTGATCGAACCCTGCATGCCCTTCTCAAAGAGCGCCTTCTTTCGGCCGTCTTCTGAGCCCTGAAGAATCGTCTCTAGAGCATCCATGCTCTTCTTGAGCTCCTCTTCAGTCACGATCGACTTCTCGACTGTGGAATCCTGAACCTGACCCGCGCCCTTCTCTTGGGCCTGGTCGCTGTTCTTTGCCTCATTACCCATTTCGACCTCCCAGGCCACGACGTCTGAGCGCGAGCGTGACATCCACGATCCGTCCCGCCGTAGCACAACTAATTTTCGGATACCGAGATAGCACGAACGCGACAGCCTCGCTGCTCGTGAACTCGGCGAGAGATTTGCCAGACGCCTTCTCAATCCGCAAGAGCTCGTCGCGAGCCTTCGAGTCGAGACTTTGTGGCGACAGGACTCGGCCTGCGCCATCACCCTGTCGTGGCCCTATCGGCTTGTTCGGGCTTCCAGGTCCCGCAGTCAACGCCTTCATGTGATAGACGTCGTGCGCAGGGTCGAACGGACGATCTCTGAGATCGTCGTCGCTGATGCCGTCAATCATCGTTTCTTTCGCGGCTGCGGCTGTGTCCGGGCCGAGGACGCTCTCGACGAATTCGTCCGGCGAATTCCCCGCCGCCACGAGGCTCTTTGCGAGGATGTCGAGCTGCGTGTCCGTGTTCACGGGACAGTGCGTAACCGCGACGTTCCGGACCTTCGCCTTCGCGATGGTCTTGTAGTCTGGGCCGGAGCGGCGTTCGATCTTGCCTTCAATCGAGAACCCGAGACGGCGGTCGCCTGACTTTTGGAGCGCAGAACCTAGCTGCCAAATCGTCTCAGCCTTCAAGACGTTTTCGAGCAGGTATCCTTCCGCCCAATGCCCGTTGGCTGGCGCGCGCACCCCATTCGGGAGCGCCTCGCCCTTCTTGAAGAATTTCACGCCTTCTGGGTAGCCAACGACATCGACCATGGCCTTGCCGTGATTGTCGTTGAACCATCCAGCTTTCAGGAACTCGTTGAAGTCCAGGCCGTCCTGGAGCACGACCTCGTTTTCACGATCCTTTGTGTCGGTCGTTATGATCCCGCCAATACGGCGTCGCTTCCCTTTTGGCGCGTCAGCCTTCTCGAAGAAATACAGCGGCGCAAGAAAACCAAACGAACCGTCACGCTGCACCGAAGTCTCCATCGTGAATACCTGGAAAAGAAAAAGGGACGCGCGACATTCGTCGTGCGTCCCTTCTCACGGAATTCCAGCGCGAGCTGTTTCCGAACCAGGGCCTAGTTGGCTGTCTTCTACAGGTGTCCCTGAACGCGCGTCAAGAGCGTGTTCGCCCATATTCGACAACGAGGCTCGGAGTTTCGTCCTCGAACGACTTCGAGAGAACGAGCGGGAGCTCGACGGGCGTCTTGCAGGTGAAGCACAGCGCCGTCGCCCGGCCCTCGGCGAACGTGATCTTCCCGTGCGAACGGACAACGACCTGATCACCGCTCTTCTGCACAACTCTGTTTTTGCACATAGGACACCGCACGCTCACACTCCCTCTGGCCGCAGGCCCCAGAACTTCCAGCCTGCGCCTGATGGAACCTTGCGCTTCCCGGTAGCGGCTCGCCATGCGTCGACGTCGGTGTACCCTCGCTGAAGCACCCAGACATGGTCACATGCAGAAGACAGGCTTGCAAACCGACGACTGCTCTCAGGCATCTCTACCACGAACTCGTCGCCAGACTTTCGCAGAACAACCAGCCCCAGCCCAGGCTTGTCGATCGCAGCGAGATGGCCTGAAGCGAGGCTTAGGTCATCGGTCGTAGACGCGCTGTCAGCTTTGATAGTGTTCGGAGAGGCCAACGACTTCGAGCTTACGACGAGCCGTGTGTCCCTTGGGTATAGCTTCGTTGGCGCCGCGTTCTGTATGACATCGCTTCGACGTTCGAGCATGTCCTCGACGAGCGCCAGATGATCTACGGCGTCGTCTCTCGCGGCCTCACCAAGTTCCGCGCGTCCGTCCCACGGCGTCATAGGCTTCACGATCGCTGGAGTGATCGGGCGGATAGCATACGTCTCAGGATCTCGTCGGATCGCGCTCTCGATAGCCGCGCCTCGGTCCCGGCTTTGAATTTCGAGCCCTGCGCGCATCGAGCTCGGGTCGTGCCGACGAGCCTTGTCCGGGTCCTGATCTGTCGGCCGAGAAGGGACGCCGAGCGCGATGTTGAGCCCGGAGGCGGCAACACCCGGCAGCCTGTCCGCAGCAGGCTCAAACGCTAGAATTGGATGCAGACTGGCTTTCTGGACCTGCGCCGTGAGTAGTATTTCTGGACGAAGTAGCTTGCCGGATGTGGCCGCTGACGCCGACGCCGACTTGAGCACTCCGTCCTTGTTGTACGATGTCGTGCTTGCGACCTTCGTCTTGAATTCGCTAACGGGCATCTGCTCAAGGGACCCAAAAAATCGGACGTCGTCGTAGTGCTCAAGGAAGGCCGCCGTGACCTCGTGTGGGTCGTCAAAGCCGAGGAAAGCCTTGGACTCATCATACATAGCGTGGCCGTCGTACGTCGTGTCGCCGCGATCTGGCCGCGCTTGGTGGACCACCCATACGTACGGGGCTACAGGATTCGGGCCAAGAAAGACGTCGAACCCGTCGCCGTCTGCGCCCTGAGTCCCGACGACGTAGCCGTACGGGAGCTTCATCACGGTCTGACCTTGTCGGCCTCGACCATCCGTCCACCTTCTAATCGAGCCTGGCGGGTTCTCGATCGCAATCTCAAGCCCCTGAAAGTCGACAGTGCCCACGACGCCGACTTCGGCCTTCCATAGCGCCCGTGCCACAATCGCGAGCCTCGAATCGTGCGATGCGAGAGTGCTCGCGACACGGCGCACAATCGTAGCCGACTTCTCTTTGAGTTCACGCTCAGACGCTTCGAGACTGAACCTCATTGGGATCTCCAGACATACTTCGGCGTCTTTGATTTCCAGGCCGTCGAAGTATCCGCTGATGGGGCGGCGCGGGGCGGGGACGGGCTGGCTATCCGAGTAGAGCCCGGTTGCTGGTCCGCGGGTCCCGTTCTGCCTTGGCGGTGCGCCTCGGTCGTTGCGAACGGTCCTGATCTAATCACATGCATCTGGAACTCGCGTCAACCCTAAACCGGGTCGCCCCAAGCGCACCATGTACCCTTGAGCGCGGCTGTGGCGCTCGGGTTCACGAGGTTCACGGCCGTCGTATCGATCTCAAGGAACATCTTCGCCGGATGCGACGTAGACGCACGCTTGATGTTGAAGACCTCGGTCCCGCCGTTGAACTTCACGTTGAAGTCGTTGTCGGCCTTCACGTAGACAGCGCGGACGTCCGAAACGTCGCCGAAGCTCAGGTTCTCGTTGCTCGATGCGGCGATCTCGAATCGGCCCGAGACACACTTGGCAAAGGCTTCCGTGTCGATCTCGGCGAGCTCTTCGTCTAGGTCGAACAACTTGTCCTTGCCCTCTGTGTCGTCGGTGATAGAGATGATGATCTTGTGCTTGATTCGCATGATTCAGACCTCGATATCGATCTTGATTGTGGTGTCCTCAGACTTCGAGAGCTTACTGTCACCGCTGCCACTGCCGCCGTCCTTGAGGCTTAGCTCTGCGGTCTGCTGACTTATAGCGTCACCCTGAAGCTCGGTCTCGATGTTCTTTGGCGTCTGCGCGGGTGTCGAAGTTCCCTCAGTCTCCCCAGGTTTCTTGTCTTTATCTTTGCCGGGCTTGTCCGCTTTGGGCGTTTTACCTTCAAGCTGCGCGAGCATCGATTCGAGATCGCTCGTCGAGGCCGTGGCGACCTGCTGTGCCGAGAGCTCGGCCTGCTGCGCGGCCTGCTCGTCTTCACGCTTCTGCTGCATCATCTGGGAACGTGCGTTCATCCAGTTCGCGTCTAGAATAATCTTTCCTAGACCATCAGGGAGATCAGGAAGATCGTTCTCAGCCCTGATTTCGTCGATCGTGTAGATCGTCCGCACACGCTGCGTCATCAGATCGGCGAGCTCTTTTGGAGTTTGCGCCTCAAGACCAACGAACTCGATCGTGAAATTGTCGTCGATCGGCCAGAGGATATATTTGTCGATGACGCGACCGATGAAGCGGAGAAGCGGCCGCAGCCCGCGCTCCCTCGACTCTTGGCTCTTGGCACGCTGCGCGCCCTCGAACATGGAGTTGTGAGAGATAGTGAAGTCCGCGAGAAGGTGCCGATGATCGCCGTCAGTCTCGAATCCGACGAACGGCCCGTCGGCGGCACGACGAACTGTAAAACCTGTACGCCGAGGGTCGAACTTCGGTAGCGCGTCGTCCTGTGCGCGCTTTCGCGCAATACGTGTCGGGATCGCGTGAACGGGGCCGGCGATGATCGCGCACGGGTTCAGCGACGTGCGCCGCTCCTCTGTGGGTTTATGAATCCACGATGATCGCTCTACTCGGCACGAGACCTTGTACCCGAGTGACCTGGCGATGAAGACGACGTCCTCGAACGTCTTGGTATTCTTCTGCACGAACGTGAAGTACCCGTTTCGCGCAAGATGCCCGTCAGCGTCCAGGAACCCAGCGAGAAATTGAATTCGCGTCTCCCAATCGCCGAGCTTGATCGCGTCGGCGATGTGGCCGTCAGCCCACCAGCGATCAAGAATCGTCCGAATAGGATTCGGCGCTCGTGCACCTGGAATACCTAAAAGACGATAGCCGCGCGCTTGTCCTTGCCCGCTCTTAGCACAGGCGTTCAGCGTCAGCCCCCACTCTGCCGCGACATCCTCAAGCGTGGCGACGACCTCCTCATCCATTGTCGTTACGACAACACCCTGGCTATGCGCCTTACTGCCGTCGCCGACCCACAGGCCGTAGAAGTACGGGTCGAGCTCAGGCGTCGGGCGTGGAGGAAAGTCGACGCCGTCGGGCTGGAACAGCTTGTATTCATCTCGGAACCGACGAGGCTTGTCGAGGTAGTCGACGACGCGAATGTCGATGATCTTATTCGTTACCGAATTGATCAGCGTCAGCTCATGATTACCTGTGCATCGCCATGTGAGGCCACGTCCCGGCACGATCTCGTACATCTCAGCGTGCCCAGCGTGAGTTCGGAGTACGTTTCGCGGTGTAGAATCCGGCCCCATAAGCTGATCGCCGACGATGATCTGGTCAGCCCGCTTCGTCGTACCGTCGTACAGCAAGAGCTCAACGTCAGGTGCGTAGCAGCGTTGCGCCTGCGACCCGTATTTGAAATTGATCTCGATCGGGTCCATCAGGAACACCGAGCAGTTGTGCGCTACAACACCGCCTTCGAGCATGTAGCTCTCATCTTCGTCGACTGCGAGGTTGTAGACGTACCCATCCTCGGGCGGGGCGCCCTCTGAGAGCCCACGCATCTTGATCGCCCAGCCGTTGTCGATCGTGCGCGCGTGCGTTCCGCGATCGGCGACCTGCGCGACTCCCGCGGCCTTGCGCCCTTGGACATTCGCAAGCGGACGTGTGCTCGTAAATCGGACTGTAAAGTTCTCGCATCGTGTTCCGTTTCGGTACGAGACCGTATCTGTGAGTCCGGTGACGTCGCCAAGCCGCCAGGCCAGAAAGCGGATCTGGTCAGCAACGGAGCGACTCGCTGTCGTTATGGACGGTCCACCGTCCGCGTATCCATCGCCCTCATAGAGCCCGCACAAGAAAGCCGCGATGATCGGCTCGGGCGCCGTCATCAGCCCTTGCGGCAGGCGGAAGAGCTTGCACTCAGTCCCGAATGTGGCTCGTAGGTAGTCCGACAGCCGTCGGCTCGTGAACCATACGGCCTGGGACGACGAGTCCGGGTCCTTTCGAATCGTGGCGTCGAGTCCGAGGCGTGTTCGCACGATCTCCTGTGCGAACTCCGCGTACTCATTCTCGTCGATGTGGAACACGAGCTTGCACGATCCATTCGACGATGCAGTGCCCTCCGCGACGTAGAGCCCGAGAAATCGTGCGAGGATCTCATCGACCTCGATGCGCTCCGGGATAGGCTTGGCGAACTCGGATCGCGTCCCTGGGCCGATGTCCAGAATCCATGGTGCGGTCTGGATGTCCGACTTCGGGATAACGAGAAAGTCCTGCTCGGCCCGCGAAGGCTTGAATTCGAGCTCGCTCGCCGGACGCCAGGACGTCGTCCCGAATTTCTGGACGTCGCCCGCGCCTCGCCACGAACGGATGGTCAGAAACGGATGCTCCCCTGTCGCGCGAACGTCTGGACCGTAGGGACGAGCGATGTCGACGAGCGCGCCATCGTGGGGCTTCTTCATGACTGCATGAACCCGCCGAGGTCGGCCGCGATGCGTTATGACCTCGTCGCCAACTTCGACTGTCTCGATTGGTTTTGTCGTCCCGTCCGACATGGCAACGCGCGTGCCAGGAGCTAAGCATACGATTTTAATCAAAAAATCCATCCAGGATGAAAATTCCATGTCCCTGTTATTGGCATGCATGTTGATCCACTGGACATCTTCGGCGTTGGTGATGGGCGTGCGCCAGGCATTGTCTACGCCGGACACCATTTGGTACCACTGACGCCGGAAGGCACGCAGTTGCTTCTCTGGGATCGCGCCCTTCATATTGAGAAGACCCTTAGCGACTGAGCCCTGGCTGAAGAAATTCTGATTGTAGACGAACGCCCAAAGTATCGCCGTCACTGTGGATACGACCATTTCGAGCTCGGCCGTCCCGTAACCATAGCTGCGGATGTCCGTCCGCGGATTTCGTACTTCGAAGATCATCTCTCGGCCTGAGAACTCACCGATGATGACGTTGTCGTAAATCTGGACAGTGCGGACTGCGTCTGGATCGTCGATTGGTTGAAGGCTTGCCGTGTCGGCTAGACGGATCGTGCTGGCGTCGACTGCGTGCCATACCGACGGCTTCCCGTCGCGCCCGTACACGACCTCTGCATTGAGCTGATCGTAAGTCAGGCTGTCACGAGCCACCTTGCGGATGAATTGCTCGAAGTTATCACGACTTATCGAGTTGTCGGCCCGCCCGCTCTGGAGAATGATCGTCTCAAGTTGTTGGATTCGTTTCTTGTCAGCAGGTGTTGGCGACGCCTCCGAGTCGCGCATCTTGATGCGAAAGCCTGTCTCGAACTTGTAGCGCTGAGGGCTAGTGAACGCGCTTGCCTGGTTG